GGCAAAGCAGGACATTACAGGGCCGTTCGGCAGCGCAGTACCCACTGTGGCTCCCGAGGTCCCGGAGGCGGGAGTGGCGGGAGTCATCCCGTTCGAGGATGGTCCTGCGGTACCATTCAACGACGATACGCTGCAGGGCGAGGCCCGCACAGCAGAGGCCCGCAAAGTGCGGGAAGCCCGTGCCGCCGTCGAGGACGCATCAGTCCTTGACGTAGTGAAGGCCGGCGTGTCCACGTGGGACACCACGCGGCTCGTGGATCGCATTGCACGCCCCGGGTTCGAGGAGGCGACCTTAGACTTCAACACGCACGAGTTCATCGAGAACATCCCGATGGCACTCACCGAGGATGAGCATGAGTACGTGCTCGCCACAGCAAAGGGGCCGAAGTCCGCGGAGTACGCACTGCAGGTGGTCCGTGACCGTAGGGACGCGCATGCTGTAGCAGGGCAGCGCCCCGTTGTCGGGTTCCTGTCGCAGGTGCTCGACCCGGTGTGGCTCGGCGTTCCTCCCGCCCTCAAGGTGGGTAAGCTCACCGGCACCGCAGGCCGGGTAGTCTCGGGTGCGGGCAGTGCCGCCATCGCTGGTGGAATCACCGTAGCTGGTGAAGGCCCAGTCGAGGATGAGGCCATCGTGCTGAACATGCTCACGGCGGGTGCCCTCGGCACCGTGCTGTACAAGCCGGGCAAGGGCTTGGTCGATGCAGACCCGGACCTGCCCACTCGCGTGCTTGAGGACTCCATCGACGCCGCCCGGTTCACCCAGACGGAGCGTGTAGCCATGCGCTACCGCGAGGCAACCGAGCAGGACCTCCGCGCCCGCCTGATCGAGCTTGAGCGTAAGCGCGACGGCACGCCCGACACTATCGTGAAGGATGAGGACGGCATCGAGCGCAAGATCGAGGGAGATCGCCCTGTGATCATCACGCCCGACGAGAAGGTCGAGATCGAGCAGCTCACCGCTGTGCTGATCCACCGTGAAAAGACGCTGATGACCCGCCCGGGGAATCACAAGTTCAGTACGTTCCTCGAGAGCGCAATCGCCAGCACCGACCCTGTCGTGTCGAAGGCTGCGCGCACCTTGAAGGAACTCGCAGACCCCGCAGTCTGGGACATGCCGGTGCGCCTGTCGGGTAACGCCCGTGCGTACGTATCACACGACGGCTTCGCAGTCCTGCGTAAGGATAGCACGCCGTTCGTGGTGCTGCATGAGGCGGTGCACGTGGCCACGATCCGCCCGATCCAGACCTTCCTCGACGGAAACGCGGATACGCTGGGCAAGCAGACCCGCAAGGGTGTGGAAGGTCTGAACCGGCTGTTCAAACAGCTCCGTGAGGAGTGGGAGTTCGAGAACGGCAAGAAGGCAGGCAAGGATTCCCCGGAGCACACGGAGTACGCATTCAAGAACCTGCACGAGTTCACCGCGCAGGCGGCAAGCTCGGAGACGTTCCAGAAGTGGCTCGCTGCACGCGCCGGTACTGCGAAGGGGCAGAACGCGTGGAAGGAACTCCTGCAGCACATCGCAGAGATTCTCGGCATCAAGGCCACCGGCACCAAGCTCGACGAGGTGCTGGACGAGCTGAACACGTTGCTCACCGCCCGCGACACGAAGTACGTGGACCGCTCAGGCAAGGAGGTGGCGTTCAGCCCGAAGTTCGATGTGCAGAAGCCGTTCCTACATGAGTTCAGCAATGCGTTCACCGAGGAGGCGATCAACAACGCCAAGCGGTACGCAGGCAGCGCAGACTCGAGCAAGGGCAGGCTGGTGATGATGCCCATCGACGACTTCCTGCGCCTCGCGTATCCGCGCTCGCGCACTTACAAGGACCTCAAGCCGGGGCAGATCGAAGCACTGGCTGAGGAGAAGCGCGGCCCGATCCGTGCTGCCATGAACAAGGGTGGCTTGGATGAGGTCCCGTTCCTCACGCTCGACGGCGACAAGGTCGTGGGCCACGAGGGGCGGCACCGCGCCGACGTGCTGCGCGAGCAGTTCTTCGACGAGATTCCTGTCGTCCTCAAGGGTAACGTGCCGGCTCCCGGTACGAAGCTCATCAGCGAGACCGGCGAGGAGTCGGTGACCATCCCGAATGCGGTGCTGCGTGACAGCCCCGCCCCGGCGATGATGCCAGAGGAGCTGCGCCCGGGTGCGATGAACACAGACCGCCCAGCCGTTGTTGCAGCCGTGGACTCACGCCTCACGCAGGTTGCGCGTAAGGTTGGGCGCAAGGTCGAGTGGAACATGCACAAGACGATGACCAACTTCGGTAACGCAGGTAAGAAGGTTGCGGATTTGCTGTTCGACAACAACAGGGACCTAAGCCGGCACAGCGTGGAATCCCACCGGGAGGCAATCCTGCACGACCTCCGCCGTACGCAGGTCGAGTACGAGAACCTCCTACGTGCCGCAATGGCCGAGGAGGGTGCAGGTCTGCTGCAGATGCTGAACCCGCTCACCAGCCGCAAGGCGTACGCTAAGCAGGCAGAGATCGAGCGGAAGGTGCAGCGCGAGCTGTTCCGCCGTGAGACCCGGCAGCGTCAGGGCATGTCCCCGACGAACGAGGGAGTGGACCCTAAGATCGCCGCAATGGCGGACAAGCTCGACGAGGGGCACAAGCGCGCACTGGCGGAGATGAAGGCAGCAGGCGTGGAGGGTGCCGAGAACATCCTCGAGCGCCCGGGCTACCTGAACCGGAAGTGGAACAGCCAGATGATTGACGAAGTCATCGAGAAGTTCGAGGGGATGGGGCTGGATAAGCCGAAGGCGAAGGCGAAGGTGGTTGACCTCGTGGCGATGTCGCTGAAGCGTGCGAACGACTTCGACGACAAGATCGCGAAGCAGATCAGCGGTGCCATCGTGGACCGCGCCATGCGTCGTGGGTACTTCGAGGATTCACTGTTCAACGCCCCGGCAGGTGAGGGGACGCTGAAGGAACTCCGCGACATCCTGAGCGAGAGCATGAGCGCTGCCGACGTCGAGCGCGCACTGAACGTGCTGCGCGTGCAGTCCGACGAAGCTGGCAAGGCTGGCATGCTGAAGCACCGCATGGACTTGGACTACGATGTGAGCGTGCGTGTGGGTGACGAGACCGTGAGTATCATGGACCTCATTGACTCCCGCGTGACGAACATCGTGGACCAGTACAACCAGCGCGCAGCTACGCAAGTGGCGTTCGCACGGAAGGGCCTGAAGAAGCGCTCTGACATCGAGGCGCTCCGCACTGAGCTGCTGCATGACACGCCGCTGGCGGACAGGGCACAGGCGAAGGAGCTGTTCGACAATGTGATCGCGCACTATCGCGGAGAGCCAGCAGGGCAGGCCATGAATGAGCACTTCCGGTTAATGGGTGCTTATGGGCGTAGTATTTCGCTCGCATGGTCCGGGCTGTGGCAGATGACGGAGTACGCTACCGCAATGGGAGAGTACGGCCTGATGAAGTCCCTGAAGTACGCCATGCAGGAGATGCCCGGGTTCAAGCAGCTCATGCGCCCCGATGCAGACAGCGCGAAGTCCCTAGACACCATTCTGGCGGACCACTCCGTGCAGTCCCTGCGGATGCGTCCGTTCCTGTCCCGCTTTGAGGATGGGTTCGAGATGCGGCCCGACGACAAGCTCGCCGGCCTGCAGCTCGCATCCCAGAGCATCGGGCAGGCGGTACCGTTCGCGAACGCCATGAAGTACGTGCACCACCACCAAGCCCGCATGGTCGGAAACCTCATTCTGGACCGTGTCCGCATGGCTGTCGGCGGCAACGCCAAGGCCCGTGCGGCTCTGCAGAAGTACGGCTTAGAAGCACCCGTAATGGACAAATTGGCTCGGGAGATCGAGCTGCACGGGTTCACTGTGGATAAGTGGGACGACGCGGTCTGGGCAGAAGTTCGCCCGGCATTCGCTAAGATGATGGACGCGAGCGTCCTGAAGGGCCGGCTGGGCGATATGCCTGCATTCGCCGTGTTCGACAACGTGGGCAAGTTCTTGTTCACGTATCGTACGTTCGTGCTCACCGCACACAACAAGGTGCTGCTCGGCGGTATCGAGCGCAACGGAGCAGGTGCTGTCGGCCTCGTGCTGATGTACCAGTTCCCGCTCGCGCTCGCCGCAGTGCAGGCCCGCTCCGTAGTTATGGGGGAGGGTGTGCTCGAGGATGGGGAACTCGCTAAGACCGCGCTCGGGCAGATGGGTGGCTTGGGGCTGCTCTCCGAGCCGGTCAAGTGGATCACCGGGCAGAGCAACGCAGTCGGTGCTCCCGGCCTGATCCCACTGGACCGTGGCGTGAAACTGTTCCAAGCAGCAACCAACCTCGACGCCGAGCAGACGGCGAGCACCGCACTTACGATGCTCCCTGTAGTCTCCGCAATCCCGTTCATGAAGGGCATGTCTGCCCAAATCAAGGAGGAATAATATGGCAAATAGCACCCAAACCGTCGTCTCCGATGGCGGCTTGGTGCTGCTTGACATCAGCTTCGACTACCTCGACCGTTCCAGCATCTCGGTGTACTTTGACTCCGTGTTGACTGAGGACTGGGCGTGGGTAGGCGTGACTGACAAGCAGATCACCTTTGACCCTGCAGTACCTGACGGTACCGTCGTGCTCGTGAAGCGCACCACGGACCTGTCCGAGCTGCGCCACGCATTCACACTGGGCGCTGCGTTCACCGCGCAGTCCCTCGACGAGGACCTCAAGCAGGTCCTGCACATTGCGCAGGAAGCCACCGAAGCGAACTTCGTTGGTGACTTCTATAGCAACATTAACATGCACTTCAACCGCATCACAAATGTGGTGGATGCGATAGAGCCTACGGACGTTCCCACGTTCCGTCAGGTGACCGACTTGAACGACACGACCGCCGCCTCCGCTGCTGCAGCCGCTGCCTCTGCGCTCGCCGCTGACGCCTCTGCTGATGCCGCCGACGCGAGTGCCACTGCTGCATCCGCATCAGCCAGCGCATCGAGCGGCAGTGCAAGTGCAGCGTCAGGCTCTGCCAGCGCAGCCAGTGCATCCGCGCTTGCTGCCTCCGGGTCGGCTACCGCCGCCTCTGGCTCTGCCGTAGCTGCTGACGCATCAGCAGACGCCGCCGCTGCCTCTGCAGTGACCGCCGATGGATTCTCCGACGCAGCCGCAGCCTCGGCTGTCGCGGCAGACGCCTCCGCAGACGCCGCTGCCCTATCCGCTGCTGATGCTGCTGCCGACGCCGCAGCCACTGCTGCTGATGTTCTGGCAGTCGAGGGGGCACTTGACAATCGCGTCGGAGCGCTGTACCATGTCTCCACGTGGGGTGCTGTCGGCAACGGTACGACTGATGACACCGCTGCGCTCGCCGCTGCGATGGCCGCTGTCGAGACCTCTGGTGGCACGCTGTGTGGCACCCCGGGTGCAGTGTACGGCGTGACCGCCGCCCTGCATTTCGGCGCGCACAACGTGAACATGCGCGACATCACGCTGAAGGCCATCGGTGGAACTTGGGCGAGCGGGAGCTTCGTGCTCACCCTCGGTGAGAACACCGGGTCCACCGTGAAGTACGAGGACATGCACCTGCGCGATATTCACGTCAAGGGAGAGCACCTCGCAAAGGGTGGTATCAACTTCATCGGCATGGGTGGTGGGCAGGCGCTGAACTGTACCGCGCTGCAATGCCTCGAAACCCAGATCAGGGTAGGCTCTGCTGACGGCGACAACTCCTCGTCATGCACCGACACCACATTCATTGGCCTGCATGGCAGTGAGTGGGTGTGGGGTGAAGGCTCCGGGGAAACCACGTACGCATCGCGCACATCGAGGGGCCTATGGCTCAATGGTGCTGACAGCCAGTTCATCGGCGGGTCGTTCTCGCGCTGCAAGGAGTCCCTGTACATCGACTCGGTGTACAACGCCACGTTCGTAGGCACTACGTTCTTCGCTGGGCAGACTCGCACGGATGTAGCATCCCTGACTGTGTACCTCACCGCGAACGCAAACCGTGTTGACTTCGTAGGCTGCCGCTTCGACGATGGCCGCGTGGAAGTGCACAACATGAACAACGCGTTCAAGTCATGCCGCTTCATCCAGTTCAACGTCGCGAACCAGCTCAAGCTCGTCGCGAACGTGGCCGATGAGACAGGCCACAAGTTCATGTTCGTTGGCAATCAGTTGGGTACTCCAAATGCTGACATGACCACGGCAGGCTCTGGCTCTTGGTCTGCTGGTGGATTCTACGGCACCGTGTCAGGCAACGTGGACAACGAGACTGGAATCCCGTTCCACATTGGGGGTGTAGCGACAACCATCACGCAGTACCTATACGCGAACTACGAGGGACACATCTACCCGCGCACGAACGGTGTCGGCCAGATTGGCTGGGGTAACTATCGCCTCGCGGAGATCAGCGCAAGCGTCGTCCGCACCTCGAACAACTCCTGCCTCATCACGGCAGGCTCTGGCTCCCCCGAGGGTGTCGTGGCTGCAGGCAAGGGTTCGCTGTATCAGCGCAAGGATGGTGGCGCAGGCACCACGTTGTACGTGAAAGAGTCCGGCTCGGGTAACACTGGCTGGGTTGCAAAGTAACCGCTAATGCGGTAGTCGTCGCGCTTCGGCGCGGCGCACCAAACACATAGGAGATGCACATGGCCAAGGCCGCATCACTCGCGGAACTCGAAGGACTGCACAAGCTGATCGCGCAGTCCCTGAGCGAACGCATCAAGCAAGATATGGATGATGGTCTCCCCACCGACGCGGCAACGCTCGGCGCTGCCATCAAGTTCCTGAAAGACAACAACGTATCGGCAGACCCCGCCGACGCTGACGACCTCTCTGCCCTGCGCGACAAGCTGCGGGAGCAGGCGGAAGCCCGGCGTGCGAACCGGGGGAATGTGGTGCAGCTCGCCACCGCCGACCTGAAAGTAATGGAGGGTTAATATGGAAGCCAAGGTCCGGTTCGCACACGCTGCGATCCTCGCTGAGCAGTACGCCGACTTCCGCGATTTCGCGATTGACGGCATGGCGTTTCTGGGGTTCAAGACCACGGAGATGCAGGAGGACATCGCGGAGTACATGCAGAACGGGCCTCGCCTCCGTATGGTTATGGCACAGCGGGGTGAGGCTAAGAGTACGCTCGCCGCGCTGTACGCCGTGTGGCGCATTGTACAGCGCCCGAGCACTCGCGTGCTCATCGTCTCCGCAGGTGAAGGGCAAGCGACGGAAGTGGCAACACTCGTCGTGCGCCTGATCCTCACGTGGGACATTCTCGAATGCTTTCGCCCAGACAAGACGCTGGGCGACCGCACATCAGCGCTCGCGTTCGATGTGCATTACTCGTTGAAGGGGCTGGACAAGTCGCCGTCCGTCGCATGCGCAGGTATCACATCGAACCTGCCCGGCAAGCGCGCCGACCTCCTGATCCCCGACGACATCGAATCCAACAAGAACGGCCTGAGCGCAATGCAGCGCGCTCAGCTCATGCACCTATCAAAAGAGTTCAGCTCGATCTGTACGCACGGGGATATTCTGTACCTCGGGACGCCGCAGTCGAAGGACTCCATTTACAACACGCTGCAAGGCCGGGGCTTCGAGATTCGCATCTGGCCCGGTCGGTACCCGACTGAGGAGGAGGAGGAGAAGTACGCAGGACGGCTCGCGCCGTTCGTGCTCACACGTATGCGCGCTGATCCGAGCCTCCGCACCGGCGGTGGCCTCGACGGTAAGCGCGGGCAACCCTCCGACACCGGACGGTACACCGACGCGGACCTCATCGAGAAGGAACTCGACAAAGGCCCCGAGGACTTCCAGCTTCAGTACATGCTGGACACGTCCCTCGTGGACGCCATGCGCCAGCAGCTCCGCCTGTCCGACCTCGTCGTCGCGAACTTCTCACCCGACCTTCTCCCAGAGATCGTCGCGTGGCAAGCCGCGCCGAAGTACGCGGTGGAACTCGGGCCTGACTTCCCAGTCACGATGGCCAAGATGTATTATGCGGCCCCGACCGAGACGAACTTCGTCGCGCCCAAGGACGTGTTCATGTTCGTGGACCCCGCAGGCGGCGGCGCGGATGAGATCGGCCTCGGCGCAGCTTGCGCTGTTGGCCCGTACATCCACGTGCTCGACGTCGCGGGAATCCGCGGTGGCTTGACCCCTGAGAACGAGGCCGAGATTTGCGACTTCGTGCGCAGGAACAAGGTCTCGCGCTTGAAGGTTGAGTCGAACATGGGGCACGGGCTGTTCGAGATTCACTTGCGGGCTGTGTTCAGCCAGCACGAGGACCTCGCGCACCTCGCGGCCTGTGTGACCGGCGAGTACAGCACCGGGCAGAAGGAGAAGCGCATCATCGACAGCATGGTCTCCGCGATGCAGCGGCACCGTGTGGTCGTGCACCAGCGCGTGTTCGAGTCCGACGTGAAGTACGGGAAGAAGCATGGCATCGACCAGCGTACCGGGTTCAGCCTGTGGTACCAGCTCGCGAACATCACGACCGACAGGAACTCCCTGCCGCACGACGATAGACTCGAGGCGATGGCCGGCGCAGTCCGGGAATTCAAGTTCGTGCTCGACCAAGACGAACACAAAGCAGCAGCGGCCCGTGCAGCAGCAGCGCACGAGACGTTCATGCGGAACCCTATGGGGTACGCAGATCACTTCAACAACACGGCGCGTGGAACGCGTCGATCAATGGACATCCGACGTACGCGCCGGGGATAAGGAATGAAAATGGAAAAGCATTCAAGCGTAACGGCGTACGTCGCCTCGCTGATGACCGCGCTGTTCGGCGGCATCACTCTGCAGGAGGTTGCGCTCTGGGTCGGTATCCTTACCGCGCTGGGTACGTTCTTCGTGAACTGGTACTACAAGGAGCGCGAGGCCGACCAGTTCGAGCACCTGCTCATGAAGAAGGCCAAGAAGGCGCACATCTGCGATGCGGACGACGAATAAGCAGCTAGTAGCCGGCGCGGGGATAGTTCTCCTCGCGCTGGCCTCAGCGTTCTTGCCGAGCGACACCGGGCTGCAGGAGATCAAGCGGCACGAGGGTGTGCGCACCGTCGCGTACCTCGACGCCGTGCAGGTCCCCACGATCTGCTGGGGCAGCACACGCGGTGTGTACCTCGGGCAGCGTGCCACGCTCGCGCAGTGCGAGCACATGCTCAAGCAGGACGTCACGTATGCCGGGGTAGGCGTCGCGAAGCACACGCACGTGAAGCTCACGCAAGAGCAGTACGACGCGCTCGTGAGCTTCGTGTTCAACCTCGGGGAAACGCAGTACCGGAAGTCCACGCTCTTGCGCAAGCTCAATGCTGGGGACTGCTGGGGTGCTGCCGCCGAGTTCGACCGCTGGGTGTTCGCCAAGGGTAAACGCCTCAAGGGGCTGGTCAAACGGCGCGCTGCTGAGCGCAAACTATTCGAGGGAGGTTGTGTATCATGGGTATCCTAAGCAGGCCCTTGTGGGCCATCCTGGGGCTTCTGGCTCTAGGACTCGCTATAAGCGTCGCTGGCGCGTTGTACTTCCGGGGTGAGGCAAGGACCCTACGCGTGGAATTAAACGCAACCAAGGCCGATCTGAAGGGCCTCGAATCTGCTGTGCAGGCTCTCGAGACTCAGGTGCGGGATCGGGCAGTGCTCGACGTCCGCCAGAGCGATGTACGCGCCGAGAAGGCAAAGGCAGTCCGGGCCGTCCGGGCAGAGATTCAGAAGGAAGATGCAAATGCGAGCGATCCTCATCCCGTTGCTTCTGCTGCTCAGCTTGACCGGCTGCGCAGGCTCACAGAAGCGGCTAACGCCGCAGTACGTGCCGCCCGCGTCTTGCCTTGAGCACGCCGCTGAGCTGCCCGAACCGCAGGCAGACCTGTACGAGTTCGTGCAGGATTTAATTGTGTTGTACAGCGACTCCGCTGTGCTGCGAGAGCAGTGCCGGGCCGCATTGACTAAGGATTTCAAATGAGCTATAGCAC